TCTGGTCTGAATCTATGGATTGGAGTAAATGTGATTTTAACTTGAACCATATGAGGAACTTGTTTAACAAATTCATCAGGATCAGAACTATCAAGAGGAAGATTAATTTCCCAAGGAGATTCATCAGGAATAGATAAATCTACTGATGATATAAATCCTGGTTGTTCCCAAAGCCAGTTACCTAAAGTAATTCGAGATAAATTACCACGAATAAACCCATTTGGAGAATAACTAGGAGCCATTGAAGAGGCTAAATAGTTAAGTTTTTTATATATTGGTAAAAGTTCTTGTTTTGATTGAGCTGCTACAGTAAATCCAATAGATATATCTCTTTTAAAAGATTCATATTTGTAAAAGCTTTCTGCTCTACCCATATAATTTAATGCTTTCCAATCAGCACCGTATGAATCAGAGAATTCATCTAAAAATACTCTAAAATGAAGCCAATTAAGCGATATTTCTGAGTTTCCAATAGTGTCATTATCATATATTCCTATGCGAAAATCTACAAGATCTTTTGCAATTGGATTTTGAGTAGAATTAGTTCCTTGGTATATAGGAACAGCATTAATTAAGTCTGTTGGACCTAATACTTTTCCTGCAGTAATATCTTTTTTACCTTCTTTATAATTTTTTCTATTTCCTCTAGCACCTGCTCCTCTAAAATTAGTTCTTTTTTCAATATTTCCAGTGTTAGGGCTTCCTAAAATATAACTAGGGGACTTACTTAAAAATATTTGTTGACCTAAACTTGCTTCTTCTACAAGAGATTTTCTAAAATCTTCATTTATTGTTGGTGTTTTAGAATTATATTGATCATATGAAGAAGAAAGAGCAAAATCTTTTCTATCCCAGGTTAATGGAGTTGGAGTATATGTACTCGATCCAGCTGTATCTGAATAGGATTTTTTAGTAGATAAGGTAAGAAGTGGATTTTGACCTGTATTATCTGTAGCATATTTAATTTTGGTATTTCCTACACCTAAAAATGAATCAGGACCTCCACCATAAGACATAAAATAACCTGCATCTTGAGTTATTTTATATGTTGAATCAACGTTTAAAGTATCAATTTCAGCAACTGTTACATATGGTAATTTACTTAATTTAATTAAGCGATTATTTTGATTAGTATTGTCTTTAAATTGATTAGTAAAAATAGCTTGTTGGTATGTTCTAATACTTAAAGGTTCAATAGTTCCTGTAGGATCAATACCTTGTTTAAGTAAATGTCCTTCAATTACACTTAAAGCGGCTTGACCTATAGTTGACACAGGAGTATAGACACCACCATTTACGGTTCCTAAACCATAAGCGGCACCATAAGATGCCTCAGTTTTAACAGCTACTCGAGAAAGTAAATTTTGTTTTGCTATAAAAAGTTCTCCTGTTGAACTTCTGTTATCTGTAAAAAATTTTGTTAATCTTAAAATATCATCTCCTGCTCTAGTTAACCCGAATGCATTTCCTCTATTTAAAAAATCAAGACCCCAAGATGAAGGGTTATATCGTATATTATCTGATAGATTTTTAAAAGAATCAAAACCAGGGATAACAGAAAAATTATATGGATTTGGATTTGAAGTTAATTTATTTAACTGACCATATGTTACTCCGGAACCAGGAATAGGGATTTTAATATAGGGTTGATTAGTGTCTCCATAACCAATTGATTTTTGACCAAATGATTTTGGGGTAGATACGGCATTAGGGTTTGGGAAACTTTTTTCCGCATAAAATTTAAAGTTTTGTGGAGCAGTAAGTATTTGAACAAGTCCCATATGTTATTGAAAAGATAAATCTTCGTATCTATTACCTTCTACTGAAGTGTATTGTGGTTTATAATTTGGGTCTGCTCCCTCAGGGTCATTAAGATCTAGAGCAGTTGGGGATGGAATAGGATTAAATACTCCATCTTGGTATAATGAATAATTTTGTATAGTTTGAATTCCTATTTGATCTAATTTCCCTCCTACAGACCAACCTTCAGAATTAGTTTTTGGATTATAATGAAGAGTTGATAGTTTTGTAGCTAAAGGATTTATTGGAGGAGTTGTACCATCGTACTCTGTTAAACCTGATCCTTCTGTAGAAAATCCAGGCAATAAAGTTTCTTGATTTAATGGAGAAATATTATCACCATTAGATGGATTTGATGGATTAGCACCATAGGCCAGAGTTGACCCCCCTTGTTGTAATAAATCCTTTAACCCCATAAATTAATTATTGTGGAGGATTTTGTAAATATGGAGTGGAATTTGTACCATTTAAATCCAATTGAGAAGGATTTGGTAATGCATTTGATACTCCATCCAAATAAGCATTATAATTAATGTTTACTTGTGATTGGTTTGCACCATTTAAAGAATACCCTGCAGTACCTCCAGCACCAGCATGCAATTGAGATAAATTAGTTGCTAATGGATTAACTGGGGGATTTGTACCATCATATTCTGAATAAGCTGATCCTTGTTGTTGTAGTTTAGTTAAAAGTCCCATAATTATTTTGTTTATAAATATTGAATATTATTGCATTTTGAAGCTATTCTTAGCAGATTCAACTCCCTGAGTATTCGGTTGAGCACCTGTTGTAGCTTCGATTACTTTTTTACCATCGATTGATACATTTACAGGGCGTGCTGCTAAAGCCATTATTGCTCCTTTTAATTCAGCTATGTCTTTAGATGAAGTTCCACCTCCTACTTGAACTGCACCTTTAGGAGCAGATACCATATCATTTGCTTTAAATAAATCTGTACCAGCTACAATAGTATCTTTATTATTAAATGAAATTGCACCTTCAGGTCCGAACAACATTCTGCTACCATAACCACTACCTCCAGTAGATGGGGAAATTACACCATCATTCATAGCATACATAGCTAGTGCTCCTAATCCAGCACCAATTAAACCAGCTACAGCTGCGATACCTACAGGTCCTAAACCAGCAGCCATTTGATATGAACTTCCAATAACGTCTACAGCAGCTTCTTTCTTTTCTACGGCAAATAATGCTTTAGCAACAGATATAGCTTTACCGGCTCCTGAAGCAAAATCAATGATGCCTTTAACTAATTTACCAACCATAATAGCCCCCATGATTGTTAGAATAGTTTTCATTCCTCCTAAACTATCAATTACATTTTTAACAGTTTTGAATATCTTATCAAAGTTTTCACTCATTTTAGTTAATGCAGGGATAAGAGATTCATTCATTGAATCAGCCATTTTTAATTGAGCTGCTCCTAAATCTTCTTGAATTGTTTGTTGTTGGAATTGTTGGGCTAGTTGTTCATCGCCTAACATTTTGCTAGCCTTTTCTATACCATATGTTTCAACTAATTTATCATATCTAGCTTTTGCATCTTCTACAGATGCAGCACCTATGGCTTTTAAAGATTGTTGTTCTTGGAGTGAAGCGGCTAATTCTTCACGGGTCATTCCAACAGATTTAGCAATTGCATCCTGTTGAATTCTATTCATTTTAGTAAATTCAGCGGCACTACCAACATTTTTAGCAATTTCTTCTGCTACTGTACCAATATCATTATTTAAAGCAGCTTCACGAGCTTTTTCTAAATTTAATTGTTTACCTGTTAGTAATTCTGCACTTAATTCAGCTTCAATAGATTCTTCAAAATTAAGAATACTACCTGCTATATCATCTACTTTATCTAAACTAGTACCTAATGCTTTTGATTTTGCATATGCATCAGCTAATCCTTTTGCCGAACCATGGAACGACATTTTAATAGCAGCTGAGGTTTTTGAGATTTCTTTTAATGCTGTTTTCTCATTCAGAACAAGACCTTTTTGAGTTCCTGAAAGTTTTACTTGGCCCATTAATTCACCAGTAAATTTTTCAGCACTCTGACCTGTTGCTAAAGTTAATTTAGCTATATTGTTAGCTTCTTCTGCTGTTAAACCAGCAAAATGAGACATTTTGGATAAAAATGCTACATCTTTCTGGAATGATTCGGACATTTGTTCAAATGCAACATTTGAACCTAAAGATTCATTAATAGATAAAACACTTTCTTGTAAATGCTTTGAATTTATTAAAGTATCTCCAGTTGCTTCAGCAAATTTAGTCATTTCCATACGAGACTGACCAGCAGCCTTATATGTCATATTCATGCTTTTTGCAGCTTCTCCTAATTCAGTATCAAGATTGATTGCAGTTCCAATAATAAACCCCATTAATTTGTTTATCAAATTAAGAGGATTAAGCATTCCTTCTAAAGGAGAATTTACCTTATCTAAAGATCCTCCTATTTTATCTAATATTTCAAATCCTTTAGCTTTTTTAGCAGCTCGATCTAAACCTCTTTCTAAATTTCCTATACTACCATCAATATCATTTAAAACATCATCAGCTTGTTCATACGCTATTGCTTGGTCTCGTATAGATTGGGTAAGACTTTCGTTTCGTTTTTCTAATTCTTCAAGTTGCTTTTTTTGTTTATCAGTAATGGTATTTATTGCTTTTAAACCAGTAAGTCTTTTGATTTCTTGATCATTAGCAGATTTCTGTTGTTGATTTTTTTGAATCTGTTTAACTAAACTCTCTTGGGATAATTTAAGATTTTCTTTTTCTATTTTAAGTTTTTCAGAAAGGTTTCTTAATTGATCTGAGGATAGTTGTTTTGTTTGGTTTTGATGTTGGTTAAATTCGGATGCTAATTCTACTAAACTGGATAAGGAATCTTTAGTAGATTTAAAACCATCAGCCATTTTTTTGCCAGCATCTTCGGCTTCTTTCATAGCGGCTTTTACCTCGCCTAAAATTCCCTTAAGTTCTTTAGCATCATCCTTAGCAGCCATGTATCAAATATTTTATTATAAATATTAAAAGTGCAAGTTTTTATTGATATTTAACAGGTGCTTTACCTTTAGAAGGAACTCCCATATCAAAAGTTTGAGTTTCAGATACATTTTTTCCTGTTCGAGATCGTTTTGCTGCTTTTTCTTGTGCTGCTTTTTCTTCATCATAAAATTGTTTCATTTCCTCAAAAATAAAACGACGAAGATACACTGGCATATTATAAACAACAGGCCAGCTGTATCCTCCTTTTCCAAAAAAGCAAATTTGATGTATCTGTTTATAGATGGCTACTTTAGCTTTATTAGCTTGATCAATCGACGTCAGGCCAAAAAAACTTAATCCCAATTGGGATACTGACTCTATCCGAATCTCCGGAGGGAAAAAAAGTTAGATCTACATCTGGTTGGAAACTTTTAATATGGGATCTTAGTGACTTAGCATCTCGAGCTAGTAAATGTTTATCAACAAACTCTCGGATTACTCTAGACTCTCGATTTCCATCTACTGATGTAATCATGTATTTTAAACGAGTAGATAGTTCAGGTGAATTTTCTTTATTGATTTTTTTAAGACCATCTAATTCACGAGTAATATTATTTTCGTCTTTATGTTGAAGTAATTTAAAAGTAATTTCTGTTTTAGAAAATGGAAATGTATAAGCAAATTCATTTACTCCTTTTGTAAATAATGATTCATCTAATGGTTTATTATCTAATTGAGACAAATCAATTGTATAGTTTTCACCTTCATATTCAAATGAGTATTCTGGTCCATAACCTAAAATACGGGAGGCAACCATAATGGCATTTTTATCTCCTGTAATTAAATCATCATAATTAATTGGGGTTACAATTAATGCTTTTAGCAATTTATCAATTGCAGTACCGTTTTTAATATAATTTGCATTGAGTAAGATATCCTCTTCTTTTGCAGTCATATATTTCATTTCAACATAACCTTGAGCAAGTGGACTTTCAGGGGGATAAACTAAACCTTTTGAAGGTAATTCAATTTTTTCAGTTGGTACTTTAAATTCTTCCATAATTTTTATTTGTTATAACTTATTTGTCTTATATAAATATATTAAAGAGCAGAAATATTATCAGGATTTACGCTAAATGATAATACTCCTTCTACTTTTAATATTGCTTTACGTATGTCTTCCATTTTTGAACGATCAAAACCACTAGTTGCAATCCAAGGGTGACCATCAACTTTAACAGTCATGATCGATTGAAATTTTTCTGTATCTTGTTCACTATATTCCATAGGTTCTTTTACAGATGCTACTGTAATACCTGGGATAGAACGAATATCGGAAAATATTTCTTTTTGAGGGCGCTTTTTAATGTTTGTAATAAGCATACCTACCATTTTGAACTTGTCTTGGTATTCCTCATTTAGTCGCTTGCTAAGCTCCTCTTTGACTAACGTACGTAAACTATCTAGTTTCATATGGTTATAAATATATTAAAGAAAAATAAAAGCCCCAAATTTCTTTGGAGCTTTCATTATATTTGTTGTTTAATTTAATATTAGTAATTCAATACACAGTAATCTGGTTGAACTTCAACTGTAATATTTACTGGGGTTCCATCATCATCATAATTATAATCACCAAAATTAACACTAGTAATAACGGCTCCTTTAACAATCCATTCAGAAACAATATCACCTACAGGACCGATTACGTTAAATGTAATATCTTTCTTATAGAAATCTGAGTAGCCATCACGGCCTGTTACTGATTCGTGTCCTAAACGTACCCATTCCATTACTGCTTGAGCACCGCTCGGAGTAATTGCTTCATATAATGTAAATGTAATTGTACCCCAAACTGTTTTTCCTTTTACATATCGTTGAATATTGATATGGTTAAGAGCAACTGCTGTTTGAGTTAAATTAACTGCACTTACACCTTTAACTAAATAGGCAGGAACACCATCGATTGTAGCCACAAAGCGATTACTTTGTTTTGGTTCAAACGGGGTAAAAAATATTTGATTTTGATCTAAAATTGCCATTTTATATTATTTAATTCTTTTATTATAAATATCTAATTTTTTAATTTTTTACCCTGGGAATTCAGCTCCTGTAGGCATTAAGATAAAGTCTAGTGAGATAAATTCAGCTGTACGTGTTGGTTGGATATAAATTTGACCTACTAATTGATTTTGATCAATTACTGCTGGGCCATTATTTGTATCATCCATTACTACTTTAAATGCATATAAACCTTGTTTTTGTTGAATGGATTCTAAATATGGAGTAACTCTTGAAGTAAATGCTATTCTTGTAGTAATTGTATTTTGTTCAAACACAATTGTATCTGCAATTTGACGAATATAAGATTTTAATTCAATCATTAAACGACGTACATTTACACGATCAAGAGCAGATTGAGCTTTTTGTAATGTTTTCTGACCATATACTACAACACCTTGTTGAGGTAATGTTGCAATAGGGTTAATATTGTTTGCGTATAATGTATCACGATTACCTTGTGTCAGTTTTAATTCAGCTTGAAGAACTGTATTTAATCCACCACGGTTAATACCTGCTGGAGCAAACCATGGAGCTGATACTTTATCATTAAATGCATACACGCCTGGGATTACAGTTGAAGCTGGGGTCCAAATATGTTTTCCTGTTGATGGATCAATAATACGGACCCAAGGGAAATATGTTGCTGCATATGAAGTATCACGGGTATTTGCTTGGATAATTGCTTCTCCAACAGTACTACCAAATACTCCTAAATCCATTACGTACATACTATCACCTCTAGCAATTGTATTATTGATAATATTGGTAACTTGTGCTGTGTGAGTATCATTTAATAAACCAGGAGTGAATAATACGTTAAATTGATATGCTTCAGGATTACCTAAAAGTGTAATCATGTTATCATAGTCACCACCTGAAAGTCCTTGTGTATTTGCGCCAATTTCATCATACAATTTAATTGAAGAGCTTACAGTTCCTGTAGCAGTACTAAAGGAACCTCCTGCTGAACCACTTCCGTTTACTGGGATTGAGGCTGTGTAAGCACTTACTGCAATGCCATTTGCATCAAAATAGTTTGGTGTAGGGGAGTTAACAGATTTTATGCGAATATAACGGGAGTTATTTGGATAAGATCCAGATACTTCCATCTGTTCAGTAGTACTATTATATTGTAATTTTTGATCACCAATTACTTTAGAAATATAGCGATTAGAATTTGGATCTAATGTTAGATTATTCCATGCTTCTAATACAACTTTATTATTTTCAGTATCATTACCACGTCTAACTAATACATTAAATGTACCTGATCCAGTATTTGCATTAGTAATTTCCCAACGAACATTATTTACTGATCCTGAAATTAGTGAACCTGAAGTTCCAGCAGCTGAGCTTGAGTTGTTCATAATAACTCCTTCAGAAATAGTTTCTAAAACAAATGAAGCTGATGTTGCATGGATAGAGTTAGGAATTGTAGTACTAACTGCAGATGTATAAGAACCACTTGCTACACGAGCAACTAATAATGAAGTTCCTCCATAATTAAAATAATTGTAAGCAGCAATTGAAGTCAAGTATGAATAAGAATTACCACCACTAATAAACGTATCACCAAATATCGTTACGAAATCTGAATAAGAGGTTACAAGGGTTGGTTTTTCAACAGGACCTTTAACTGTTGGGCCTATAATAGCAGCACCTGCTTGAACTGGTTGTCCAGTTAAGAATGTGTTGTCTATTTCGCTAATTGCTACTCCAGGAGAAGTTGTAAAATTTGCCATCGTATTTTTTATTATAAATATCTAAAATTCCCTTAAAATATGCTGTTAAGCAGGAAATGTTGCACCAGTAGGTAATATATTGAAATCAAGTATAATATATTCAACAGTTCTAGTAGGTTGTAAATAGATTTGACCGATTAATTGGTTTTGATCTACAACACTAGGTGGATTGTTAGTTTCATTTATTATTACTTGAAACGCGGTTAAGCCTTGTTGTTGTTGAACTAATGATAAATATGGATTAATTAATGATAAGAAATTATTTCTTGTAACAGCATTATTTTGTTCAAACACAAATGTATCAGCTACTTGAGAAATATAATTTTTAAGTTCAATTAATAAACGACGCACATTTACACGGTCTAAAGCACTTGTTTTTTTCTGTAATGTTTTTTGTCCGAATACTGTTATTGCAGATCCGTTAGCGGTAGCAACATTTGCAATAGGATTAACATTATTTTGATAAAGTAAATCTCTATTTCCTTGAGTTAATATACGTTCTGTTTTAATAACGGATGTCATTACGCCACGATTAATTCCAGCAGGAGCAAACCAAGGATAAGCAATAGCATCGTTTTGAGCATATACTCTAGGGATTAAAGTTGTTGTAGGAACCCACACTTGATTAGATGTATTTGGATCTACTGTATATAACCAAGGCCAATATGCTGCAGCATATGAAGTATCTTTGGTTTGAGCACTAGCAACTACTGGGTTAATGTTGGAGCCGTATCCTACTATGTCGGTTACTACCATTGAATCTCCTCTTTCTTGAACAGTAGTAATCATTTGGTTTACTACGGTATTATGTAAAGGGAAATTTGTTGGGTCAGCAATTAAACCAGGAGCAACTAATAAATTATATTTAAATGCATCTTTATTAGCTAGTAAAGAAATAGATTCAGTATAGGCATTAGCTGTTAAACCTTGAATATTAGTGTTTGAAATATTTTCATAATATGCCCCAGCAATACCTGTAGGAATAATGTCTCCTTTAGCATCACCAAATACTCCACTTTGTGTAGTAGGGATAGATCCAGTAAATTCTGGTTTTGGGTTACCTACATTATCAAAGTAATTTGGAGTAGTTTGATTTACTTGTTTAACGCGAATATAAGAAGATTGGTTGGTATAACTTCCAGACATTTGAATATAGTATTCTCCGTTATCTTCTTGAATAGTTTCAACCTGGTTACCAATTACTTTTTCAATATAATTTGAAGCATATGGGTCTAGTGAAAGTGGTCCCCAAGTTTCTAAAATAGATTGTTGGATATTTGAATCATTTCCTTGACGAATAATAAGTGAAAATGTTCCATTATTTACATCTGGGGAGACAATTTGCCATCTGTAATTTTCATTTGAACCACTTAATAAAGTACCATTTGAACCAGTAGGGCCAACACTATTCATAATAATACCTTCAGATAGTGTTTCTAACACAAAAACATCAGTATTATAAGGTGAACCTACTGAGTGGGCAGAAGCTGAAATGAATGAAGAAGTTGCAGGGGTCCAATCAGTTGTAGTACTTCCACTTACTACACGGGTAACTAATAATGTATTTCCTCCCCCAGCAAAATAATTATATGCTGTAATAGAGGTTAAAAAAGTATAAGTTTGGCTACCACTTAAGAAAGTAGCACCAAACTTATTTAAATAATCACTATATGAAGTTACGATAGTAGGAATACCTACTTTACCTTTTACGGTTGGTCCAATGATAGCAGCACCTGCTTGTACAGGTTGTTGAGTTACAAATGATTGATCATTCTCTATTGCTAATACACCAGGTGAGACAATTGTTTCTGCCATTGCAAATAAATTATTTTATTATAAATATGGTGTATTTACAACTAGATTACTCTGCAGCTGTAATTTCGCCTGTTTCTGGGTCGATAGTGCACTTACCGTAGGTTTCAAATACTTTTTGAGTAAATTCTTTTTCTTGTTCGCCTAATTCAGCTAAGAATATTTTAGCACTTTCGTGACGTTTTTCTAGTTGAAGTTTAACTAGTTCGATCTCACCTAACTCACCAATTAGAGCACGAGATTTTTGTTGGATTTCTTTAAGCGTTGCTTGTTCTTCTTCTGTTAAGAACTTTTTTTCTGAAACGATTGGCATGATTTTTAGATTTGTTTATAAATATATTATTTTTTTAGGGTTGTTAAATTATTTTCAATAGCAATTTGATATATTTCAGGTAAATCTTTATCTTTTAGTTCTTCAAATAAATTTAAAGATTCATTCCATAATCCAATCCACCACGCACAAACAGCCTTTTCAAACGTGAATCCTAATTTGCCAGGATATTCTACATCGGTTGTTGTGTTTGGTGAATCAGTAGCAAATTCATGCGCTACTACAGCCATAGTATAACCTTCTTGCCAATCTTTATTTCGTTCGTAAATTCGAGCTAGTAAAAAATAAGCTTCGGGACGTTTAGGTAACAGAGAAATAGCTCGTAATAAAATACCTTTAATAGTAAACACACGATTACCTTGTTTTTCAAAACATAGTGCCATACGCATTAATGCTTCGTATTGGAGATTAATATCAAATCCGAATTCTGTACTTCGAAGATAAAAACTACAAGCTGAGGCTAGCTGGTTGTCTTGTTCATATTTCCATCCCAAATTAAAGTTAATATTTTGATTTTTGGGATTTTCAATATATTTGTGTAACCAATATTGTAATGTCATAATTATTTTTTACTATCAGGTGATACAGCGTTTTCACATCCTTGACATAATGAAAAACATTGTAGTGGTCTAGGAATTACATCTTCATAATCTTGTTCAAATATATTTCCTAGTATATGTTTTAAACCATAATCCATACAACATAATGAAACATCTCCATTAGGTAATACTACATTATGATATAAATCTTCAACACAACCACAAGTCATAGGTTTATCACCATGATCCATATGTTGGAATCTATCTTTATATTTTTCTAATTCTGGTTTGATAATGGCTTCACCTAATAGGTTACCTGCTCTAGACCAAAATGTAGGAATATGTACTTCAGGCCATAAGTGTTTAACACTTTCATGAACTTCTCCCATACACATAACATAAAAACCTTCTATGTGATTTTCAAGTTCTTTAAAACGTTCAAATACTTCAATTAAACGAGGGGTTATTGGGTGTTTAGCAATAAGTTCTTGATCAGGAATATGTAAACATAAGCCACCATTTTCACCATTATCAAATTTAATATTTTTAATACGTTCTACATCTTCAACAGTCATACCTACACCAGTTGTAAAAGCGGCAATAGGGTGTCCTTGTTGGGCAGCATAAATAAGCATGTCTGTACATCGTTTATTAAGCCAAGGTTCAGTAAATCCAGAGAACGTAACACGAACTTCTTTTGGTAATTTATCAATTACTTTTTTAAAGTTCTCAAATGTCATTGTTTTATCTGCTTTGTAAACATTTAACAATGTTCGTTGAGGACAAAAAGCACAATCAATAACACACCCTTTTGGTGGGATAGATGTTGTAAATTCTAAAGTAGGTAAATTAGTTAATCTCCAATATTCCTTTTTTTCAGGTTTACGGTTATCGATATACAATGTAATTTCATTATAGTATTCTATAAAATGATCATTCCATAAATCCCACTTAATATCAACTCCATCCATTGAATATACTTCATAGGTATGGAAATTTTTAAGATATGTGTCTCGAAATTCACGAAATTTTTTCTTTAATTCAGGTTTAGATAAATGCCATTCACCTGTAATTTTTTTTACGTTTTGTTTAATCCAAGGTAATCGTTCTGGGGTGAAAATATCATATTCTCCACCTTCACAGTCGATTTTCATAAAATCAATTTGTTCTACATTATATTCTTTTAAGAATGTATCAAAAGTAATAGCATCTGCTGTAGCACTACGACCCCAGGTTTCTATAACGTCTGAAAAGTATAAGCCTTTAAATTCTGTTTCACCATCAACATTATTAATTCCTTTATTGATTAAAGTAACATTAGAATAATGTCCAATATTTTTGGTCATTGTGTCGAATAATGTTTTCTTTGGTTCAAAACAATATACGTGTTTTGGATTTTTATGTAAAATTGAATATGTAAATGGACCTGCGGATGCTCCAATATCTAGAACTATATCTTCTTGTTCTACTGGAAATTTTTTAGTGTAGAGTTCTTGGGTAAAAACTTCTTCAGTTACTGTTTCCTGGAACCATGGGCTATCAGCAATTTCACCCCAATTGAATTTTTTATATGATTTTTCTTGTTCAATAAATGTATCAAAAAATGTTTGAGGCATTTTTAAAATATATGCAGCATTGTCTTGAAATCCGAAAGAAATTAATAAATCATCTCCAAATTCAGTTAATCCACAACAAAATTCAATTTCACCATCCATAAAACTAAATGGTTGGGAAATATGTTCAATGTTCCAATCTTGATCCCAAATTACAAAACGATGTGTATATTTTCCATCTTTTTGTTCTAATTTGTTTTTGAATAAATCAACTTCATGGATAATACAAATACGTTTTCCTTTATATGGGATAATTTGAGAACTACCTCGCATATCTTGGTGTTGACCTGTTCCAGGTTTAACTACTCGTTGAAAACATTCTAGTGTGTCAGGATTTGCCTCTATTACTTCAGTTGGATTTGTCCATTTCACCATGTGGTTAGGCATATCAGTAACAACCATCCAATTTTTTTCACAATAAGATGTTTGATCATATGGGTGTTGAATACGGCTACGTTTTACTTCTCGAACTTTACTATCGTTTACTTCAAGCTCAGACATTTCCAGTCTACCTTCA